ACGTGATCGACACGTTGCCTGCGCGTTCTGACGACACGCCCGGCGCTGCGGCTAGCGAGTTTGCCGCTATCTGAGCAACGACCTGGCCGACCGAAGCCGCCGAGAAGCCTGCGGAGTACGCGCAAACGACAGAGCGCCACGAGTCGGGGAATCTCCCGTCGACGAGTCGAACCATGCCGTTCGCGCTCCACTCGAAGCCAGTGCACGCCTCGCCGCCTATCGACAGCGAGGTAACGGAGGTCACGCCCATCGCGGGGAGCATCAGCAGCCGCCCGTCGCCCTCGCCCGTGAACGTGCACGACAGGCTAGGCGAGACATGCCAGCAGCACCAGTCGCGCACCGCTGCGCTGACGGCGTCGAGCACGGCCTGTATCTCCGTGTCGGTCGACGACATGCCAGGGCAGAGCGCCTTGAACTGCGCGACGGTTATGACCGAGGGGATGCTCTGGCCGTCGACCGTGTAGCCCCACGGCGTCTGAACCGCCATTATTCGGCCTTCTTCTTGGCAGCGCGGCTCTTGTTCGCGGGTTTCTTCGCCTTGTTCGCAGGCTTCTCGGCCTTTTCCTCGACAGGCTCAAGACCCGCAGGCTGCGTGCCCTCTTCGTACTGGAAGGTGTACCCGTCCTTGTCCTTGTAGATTCTCAGCATGTCTGCTCCCCTCTGTTATGGGGCCGCAGTCAAGCGGCCCCGCCGTACGTTGTCGGTTTCCTACGAAGAAGCCGCCTCGGTGATCTTGACAAACGCCTTCGGGCGGCGAACCGCCAGGGCCAGGCGCTCCTCGACGACCACGGTCACGCGGTTGTAGATGGCGTCGTCGTGGTCGCCCTTTACGACCTCGATACGTGCGCCCTCGCCAGCCTTGGTGATGACCGAAGCGCCCTGCTTGAAAGCGCCGACGAGCATGGTGCCCTGCGTGATGTTCGGGGTCACGACCGTCTTGAGTCCCCAGAGTCCAGGCTGCGCGGCGAGCTGGCCGTTGCCGAACGGCCCGTAGAAGTAGCCGCCGCCGTAGTACTGCGAAGCGCCGTCCTTGGCGAGACGCAGCGTCTGGTAGTCGGTCGGGTGCACGACGATCGCGTCGGCGTTCAGGCCGCTCTGGGTCTTGATGGTCATCATGGCCTTGAACAGAACGTCGGCGTTGACGCCAGCTCCGTATGCGTAGGTGTCCGTGTTGATGCCGGACGCGCCGAGCGTGGTGCTCAGCAGATACGCCTCGACGCGTGCGTCGAGTTCGTACATGCCGCGAGCGTTCAGCGCGGACGCGAGGAAGGCGTTGTCCTCAAGCAGCTCGTCGGTCTCGTAGAACCAACCCGCGATCTTCTGAAGCGACGCGGTGGCGTTGCTCTCGACGATGTGGAACTGCGGCTTCGCACCGCCCTCGCTGACGGTTCCGGGCGCGGGTGCGGAATTGTCCTCGCGAGCGCCGAGGACGAAATACTTGAGGCTGTTTCCGCTGATGGTCTCAGCCCCGAACAGGCTGCGCACTTCGAGGTCGCGGATGGCGGTGTCCACCACGTTCTGCGACGTGACGAGCATCGTCTGGGAGGTCTGAGCGTCGGTGTACGTCTTGAAGCCGTAGCCCGTGCCTGCGCTGCGTTCGTGCCCTGCGCGGACGCCCGACAGGTCGAGGTTCTTGGCGGCGTACTCGCCGAGCGTCTTGGCCTCGGCCTCTTCCTTCGGCTCGACGGCCTTCGACGCCTTGAAGCTGTTGAGAATCTTCGACTTCTCGGCGATGGCCTCCTGGCGGCTCTTCTCCTGCTCGATCTCGGCCTTGACGGAGTTGATTTCCTCGACCGTCTCGGCGCTTTCGAGCTTTTCCATAAGTTCGTTCATGCTCATGGTTCCTACTCCTTAGCTGTAGATGGTTTTCAGTGCTTGCTTGTACGCCTCGACGAACTCGGCCTGAGCCTTCGCGCCCTCGGGTTCCCCCTCGCGCTCGGCTTCGCCGTCCTCCGCCTCGGCTTCGTTCTCGGCCAGAAGGCCGCTAACTTTTCCTTTGATTTCGTCGGCCATGCGGTCGATCTCGCGCAGCACGTCGGCGTCCTTCGCCGAGTTGCGCCGTCCCGACTTGGTCTCGGCCTCGTCCGCCTTGACCTCCTCGACGGTCGCGTGCTGGTTCGCGGGTATCTGCACGAGAGACACCTCGAACAGCTCGATCTCGCGCAGCTCGTTTGCCTTCGTGCCGTCCTCAAGCTCGACGGTGCCCCAGTCGCGCACCTCGAACGCGAACGAGAACTGGTAGACGCGGCCCTCCTGCACGAGCTTGCGCACGTACTGGGCGCGTTCGTTGTCCTTGTCGAACTCGGCGGTGACGAGCAGTCCGCGCTCGTCCTCCTTCGCCTCGACAACTTTGCCGATGTTGCTCATTGGGTCGTCGGTGTCGTGGCCCCACAGCAGCGGGATATAGCGGCCATCCTTGTTCAGCTCCGACCACTTTTCGAGCGTCTTTGCGAACGCGCCTTTCGCTATAACGTCGCCGTAGCTGTCGGGCTCGCGGTCGAACGTGGAGGCGTAACCCTTGACGATCCCGCCGTCCTCCATGACCTCAGACTTCGCGCATGCTTTTAGCTGGTGCATCTTTGCCCCCTTTCAGGCATTAAAAAAGCCGCTCTCGCGGCCTGTAATCGCTTCTGCGGTGCCGTTTGCCTACGGCACGTAAATCTCTACCTGGCACTGGCAGTTGCACGACTCCTCGGGCGTCAGCACCTGGTCGCCCGGAAACTTCGCGCCGTTGCTGAACTCGTCGGCGTACGGCACGGTCTCGCCGTCCATAGCCGCGTGCTCCGGCCTCGGGTTCGCGGAGGTCACGACCCACGTCTTGACGACCTCGCGGCCCTGGGCGCGTTGCTCGCACGCCTCGACGATGGCGAAGCCTGCGACCGCCGTCGCGAAAGACCGCCCCGCAGTCTCTGAGCGCTGGCCCTCGGCCTTCTCGTACACGCCCTCGACCGTCGCGCCCATCGCGCCCTCGTCGAAGTCTCCGTCGAGCGCCTCGCGCAGCTCGCGGTATGTCACGTCGTTTATGGCCTTCGACTTCCCCTTCGCCATAGCAGCGATGTAGTTCTCTATGCGCCCTGCGTCGAACTCGCCGCCGAGACCCGCCTCGTCGACTGTGCGCCTGCCGCGCCTTACGGCCTGCCGCATGAATATCGGCGCTAGGTCGTCGGCAAGCTCGCGCTCCCACCGCTCGGCGTTCCACCACGATGGGAAGTCATCGGCCTTCGCGCCCTTGTCGAGCTTCGGCACGATCGACCGCGCCTGCCGCCTGAAGAACTTTCTGAGCGTCGCGGTTATCTCCTCGGCGTCCGCGTCCTCGGGGGCCGACTTCGTGCGGTATCCCGCAGACTTCGCGGCTGGCAGAGCCGCGTACGCGCTCGGCGTGCCGTCCACGTCTCGCGGTGATGCCTGTCCGCCCGTCACGACGTTGAGCGGTACGATCAGCTCGTCGCTGCCCTGGCCCTCAATCTTGGGAAGGTTGAACCGCTCGCGTGCCTCGTCGCGGGTCATCCACGGGCCGCCTACGGCGGAGGATATGACCGCCGCCTGCTCCTCGAACGAGCCTTGCAGCTTCGCGGAGAGGTCGAACTCGCAGTAATGCGACGAGTCGAGGCCCAGCCGAGGCACGAGGAATGCGTTTATTCTCTCCTCTAGCATGTCGAGCAGCGGCGCGAGCGTGTCGCTGTAGAGCGCCCTGGCGTTGTCTTTTGCGCTGGCGTACGTCTGCGCGTCGGTGTGGTATATCAGGCCAGGGTTCACGTGGTACACGGCGCAAACGTCCTCGCGAGAGAGCCTGGTCGCTTCGACCCATTGCGCCTCGCGTGCGTTGAACTGCGTCTGCTCTAGCCGCATGCCGTCCTCAAGAAGCGGAGTCCCGCCCGTGTCGGTGCCGTCGTCGCCAGAGAAGCGCGATTTCCACGACTTCACGAAGCGGTCGCGTGCGCCCTCGCCCCACGGCACGTCGGCGGGTCGGCTTATCCATTGCGTGACCCTGCCGCCGTTCTTCCATACGCCGTTACGGAAGTTCCAGGCGCTTATCTGCTCCGAGAGTATCGCCTTCAGCGCCTCGATCTTTCCGCTCGTGTGCGCCGAGCCGTACGGCGACCAGCCCACGAAGCGGAGGTAATCGCCGCTCTGAAGGTCGAACTCCTGACTGTACGGCGTCTTGATTCTCACGTAGTCGACCGCCAGCCCGTCGCTCGTCTTTGGGCTTACCCAGTTGTGCGGCACGACCGCCGCCATCCATCCGCTCTCGGTGTTGGCGGGTATCGTGAGCCACAAGGCGTCATCGTGGAGAAGGTACTCGCTGACCGTGGCGCGTATCAGCTCGTGGCCCGTGCTCCATCCGTTCGGACTTTGCAGCAGTTTCGCAAGCGCCGAGTCGCGGTCGCGCTCCCTGCCGCCGTCAGGCATGCGCACGTAGCACTTGAGCGGCAGTCCCGCGACGTTGTCGGCCAGGAAAGAAATAACCGACCGCAGGGCAGGCTGCGTGTCGTATAGCTGCGACGCGCTCAGCGAGCTGACGGAGTCGCCCGTCACGATGACGGTCTGCGTCACCGCCCTTGGTCGCTTGAACATTTCGAGAATACCCATAAGCACGCTCCCTTCAGAGCACTATCAGGTCAGCGCCGTCCTCGTAGGCGCTGCGTTTCTCTTTGCTTACAGAAGTCGCCGCCCCGTGCGCCATAGTCACGGCCACGAGAGGGGATATGTCCTCCATCGACTTGCGGCGATCCCACGCCCACGCGCCGTCGCCCATCGGCTTCGTGCTCGCGACGTTCGCGGCGAGGTCGAGAGCAGGCTGAGGCCTGTGAAGTATCGGCACGGAGTCCGAGTCGCTTTCCTCGTCGCACGCGGCCACCGCGTCCCACAGTCGACCGCACCAGCCAGCAACGTCCGCGCCCTGGCATGGAACAATCTCCACGCCATCGACCGCGCCGATAATGTCGGCCATAGCGGACACGGGAGCGCCCTTAGACTGAAGCGCGACTCTCATGCCGCGATATTTAGGCGCTCGCTCGGCGAACCATTGCTGAAGCCAGCCGACGCCCGGCCTGTACTCGACAAGCTCGGCGTGCCACTTCCTGTCCGCCCTGCGTCCGCATACCGCTATCGAGGTCTTGCCCCTGTCGTCAGAAACGTCGACGCCCCACCACAGCGGGGAGTCGGGCGCTATCTGAGAATCGGCGTCGGTGCCCTTCTCCCACGCCCCCACGGGGAACGGGGGAGTGACCGCCGCCGTTATCCACTGGCACAAGCACTCGGTCTTGAACACGTCCTCGGGGTCGTCGGCGCACGCCGAGCGTATGGCCCTCTCGGTTATCGTGTAGCCCAGCGACGGGTTCGCCTGCCGCCACGCCTCGGTCGACGTTATCGGCAGCGACGGGTCGGCGCTCCACTCGAAGATGGCGAGCGCCGTGTCGCTCAGGCCGTCGGGCGCTGGCGCTTCGCTCTGCGACTTCGCCACGCCGTCCGGGTCGCCTATCATGGCGTGCGCCCTCGTTCTCAAGTGCCGCAGCACGACAGACGTGCCGTCGCCTGCGTTGCTCATGCACCACAGAAGCGCGGATGCCTTGGCGATGCCAGTCTTGCTCAGCGCCGCGTAAGCCTCGAAGCTCTGGTGCTCGCGCAGCTCGTCCAATAAAACGAGGTCGGCGGACTTTCCGCGACCCGCCTTCCTGGTCGACGCCTTCACGCGGTAGTCCCTGCCGCCCGTGAGCTGAAGCCGCTTAGAGCCGTTGGTGTACCACACGTGCGCGATCTGCTCTTTCAGCTCTGGGTCGCCCTGGGCCATGTCGACGCACAGCGACCACGTGTCCTCGGCCTGCTCTAAGTCCTGGGCCGTGCCGATTATGAGGCCAGTGCGCAGCGCGTAGAGGAAGAACAGAGAGAGCACGGCGCCCATCGTCGTCTTGCCGTTCTGTCGGCCTATCAGCACGAGCACCGTGCGAAAGCGCAGCATCCACGAGCCGTCCTGGTTGTCGATGACCTCTAAGGCGTGGACGAAGAGCCATTTCTGCCACGGCAGCAGCGTCATGCCGAGCACCTGCTCGGCGAACGCCACGACCTCGAAGCCGAGCGTCGTGTCAGGCGTAAGCTCGCGCAGGGGAGGCGTGAAGATTCGAGGCTCCTCGTAGCCGTATAGCTTAGCCATTAGCGGCCTTGGCGAACTTCGACGATGACGTGAACGCGACCATCTTCGCCTGCTTCTTCGGCTTAGGATCGCCGCCCTTCTCGCACTCGTCGATAAGCTCGACCATCGAGAGCGACAGCGCCTTTATCTCGCGCGACGAGTCGGTCTTGTCGAGAGCCTTTGCGACCTTGAGCGCCGTGAGGCGACGCGCACGCTCCCAGTCCTCAGACTCGACCGCGTCGGCTATCTTTTCCGTGCTCATGCGACCTCCTCGCTGGTAATTCGTATTCGGAGGGATAAATCAT